TGGTTGAGGAGGCCCACGTAGCGGGTGCGCTCCTCCGGTGTGAAATCCGTTTGCGTCTTCCGCAGCAGGTCGTGGACCACGAACATGCCCGACACGACCTGCCGGTCGTTGTCGTTCAGCGTGGCGTTCTGCCGCTTCACCTCTTCCTCGCGCTGCCGGCGGTTCGCGTCGAGGTCGCGCTGCTTGCTGATGAGCAGCTGCGCGTCCTGCTGCGAGAGGTTGCGCAGGTCGAGGCCCAGCGAGCGGGCAAGGATCTCCGTTTCCGCCGTCACCTTCTCGGGCAAGCCGAGGTTGACGGTCGCGTCGCCCTCAGACGAGATCGACCCGCCGGTCGGCACGAGGCCAGAAGGCGTCCGCGGCTGCTGGTCCGCGATGGGGTCGAACGCCGCCTGCTTGAGGCGCCCCGGCTCGTCGCTGAGGAGGCTGGGACCACCCTGCCGCTGAAAGGCAGGCGCGCTGCCGTCGAGGAAGGGGGCAATGAAGCCCTGTCCCCGGCCGCGCTTCTTGTCGCGCTCGTCGGCGCGGATACCCGCGTCGCGGTTGTCGTTGGCTGCCCCCACGCCGATCTGGAAGGGCATGGTCGCCGCCGCCCGCCGCCCCGCAATCGCCCCGTTGACGCGCTCCCACTCCGCGATGTTGCGGCGCGCCTTCTCGCGCACCTTCGGGTCGGTGGTCTCGTCGTTCACGAGGTCGATCCAGCGGTTGAGGTTGGGGTTGCCGCTGTCCCCGAACTGCATCTTGGCCGCCGCGTCACCCTGTCCCAGCTCCGCCAGCTTGCGCGCGTCGGGGTTGGTGAAGACGTCCATCGCGGCCTGCTTCTGCTGGTCGGCCTTGAGCTGGCGCCCGTACTGGAGCGCGGACACCTGCTCGCCCAGATCCAGCCGCGGCGCCCGCACCGGGGCACCGGACAGCGCCGCCATGACCTGTCCCAGCCCGCCGACGCCCGACATGATGCCGCCAAGGGCACCCGTGTTGTTGCTGGAGAAGAACGACGGCTCCGGCTGCTCCGGCGGGCTCTGCCCCTGCGCCTGCGCCATGAGGCGCTGCGCCTGCCAGTCGGCGTTCTCCTGCGCGGCGTTCACCGCCGGCACGGAGAGGAGGCCTCCCAGCATGCGGAGGCCCATCAGCGCATCCCCGACGTAGGAGCCGCGACCCATCGCCTACTTCCCGTGACCCGCCATCGCCACCTGACCAAACGTGTTCGTGTTGGCCATGTTGGTGATGTAGCTGAGCAGGCTGTCGAGGTTGGGGATCGACTGCTCGCCCTGTCCGATGCCCGTCAGCGCGGTGCCGGCGTTCATCAGCTGCTGGTTGGCCTGGAGGCCCAGCTGCCGCGACTGCAGATCCTGCGAGCCGGCGCCCATCAGCGCCTCCAGCCCCCGCGACGCATCCGAGGCGTACGCCTGCTGTCCCCGCTGAGCGAGCACGTCCCCGAGTCCCGTCATGGTGTCTCCGATGGCCTGCCCCTCGGCCAGCCCGAGGCGGGACGACGCGCCCAGCCCCTGCGCCCCGTAGCGGGCCCGCAGCTGCGCGAGGTTCTCGTCCAGCTTGCGCTGCGCCATCGTGGCGGCGGTCTGGAGCGGATTGCCGCCGTACCAGCTCTGCATCCCGAACGGGTTGCCCTGTCCAAACTGGCCGGTCAGCACGTCGCTGTAGCCCGGCTGGGCAGGGGCAGGGGTCGGCGTGGGAGCCGGTGCCGTCTGCGGCTGCCCGTTGTTGCTGCCCTGCGGAACCACGGTTCCGCCGCCGTTGTTGCCCTGCCGGTTCTGCCCGGGGCCACCCGGCATGCCGTTGCTCGGCTGCGTGCCGTTGCCCTGTCGCGGCGGTCCCCAGTTGGTCCGCTGCGGGGTAGCCGGCGGCGGCGTGCGCGCCTGATAGTTGGTGTTGGTCGGCATGCCGGTGGGCGCGGGCATCCCCGTCCCCAGCGGCTTCTGCGCCGGGATCACCGTCTGCTGCGGGCTCATGGGCTTCAGCTGTCTGCCCAGCCCCGCCAGCCCGCTCTGCACCGCCCCCATCGTGTTCCGCCCCTGCATCGCCATGCCGCTACCCCTGCACCCCGAAGGCGCGCATCCACGCGAACTTGTCCGCACCGCCCCCCCGCGGATACGGCACCTGCGGCGTCTGCGGAACGTTCGGGAGCGACAGCTGCGGCAATCCCGACTTGGCTGTCAGGGATTCGTACAGCTTCTCGCCGCCCTGCGCGCCAGCACTGTAGAGCATCCCGTATTTGTTCAAGTGAGACGACAGCTGCGCTCCAAAACTTGGCGTGTCTGCTGAGGTCGGACCAAGCCCCGACGTCAGCGACGACGACAGCTGCGGCGCATACAGTTCCGACTGCGTTGCCGCGAGGTTGCCAGCCGGCGTCGTGGTGCTGAGCAAACTGCTCGGTTCTGCCGCGGGCGTCACAGCACCCAGCCCGCCCTCCGTGGCTGGCAGGCCAGTGCCCTCCAGTACGCTGAGGCCGTTGGAGGCGGTCAACGCCTCCGGCGTCAATGACAGCGTGGCAGCTTCACCCGCCAGCGGCGTGGAACCGGCAACGGTCGCACCTTCCCCAGCAAGAGCACTGAGCCCAGTTGCCGCATCACCGGCTACGCCAGCCGCACCCAGTCCGGTGCCAGCTGTGCCAGCTGCTCCCAACGTGCCAGCGGTGCCCGCTCCCGTCGCGCCAGCAGCCCCAAGAGCCCCCGTGGCGCCGGCACCAACTGTGCCCGCGGTAGCACCAGCCGTTGCGCCCGTAGCTGCTCCGGTAGCCGCTCCAGTCGTGGCGCCGCTGGTCCCGAGCGCCGCCGCCAGCCCTGCAACCGCCTCGGCCATCTCAGTAGTTCCCCGCGTCCCGGCGGGACTGCTGCCGCTGATTCAGGTTGGCGAGCTGGTTGTTGACGCGACCCAGCCGCCGTTCCGCCTGCCCGGTCAGCTTGCCTTCCTCCTGCCGGGTGGCGATGCGGTTCTCCAGCCGATCCTGGCGCGCGGTCAGGCGATCCTCCCGCGCGTTCATCTTGGTCAGCTTCTTGTCGTCCGACCGGACGGGCGGCAGGCCGATGTTGCGGATGTCCTCCGCCGTCGGCATGAAGTCGCCCATGTAGGACGACCGATCCGGCAGCCCCAGCTGTTCCCGGCTCTGCAAGCCCTGCTGCCCACCGGGGGCATTGGCGGCGAACGATCCCGGCGCGAACCCCGGGCTACTGCCAGAGATCGTGCCGGGGACGGCGCCGCCGGAGAGGCGGGAGGCGAGGCCCCCGCCGAGCCCGAAGGCGCGCTCGGGAGCGCCGCTCTGCAGGTTGCTGATCGCCTGCTGCATCGGGTTGGAGATCGCCGTCTCGGGCGGCTTCACCAGCTGCCCCAGCAGGGCGCGCTTGATGACGTCCGACTCCATCCGGTTGTCCCCCGGACCCCGCGTCAGGCCGCCGTTCTGCCCCGTGTTTGCCGACTCCCCCATCGTCCCCCGCCCCCTCGCCGACGCGCTGCGTCAAGCTGCGCCTGTATACCACCCGATCGTAGGAAAACCCATGCCTTGCCACCCACCGGGCATACGCCTTCTGCCGGGTCCGGCGGTTGCCGTAGAGGCTGTGGCAGCCCTGGTCCGTGGCCCACGCGATCAGGGCGTCGAACAGGGGTTGCTCCGCCTTCCGGGCGGCTTTGTCGGCCGCCCCCCAAATCCACGTCACCGCCGCCGTGCGCCCCACGGGGGGATCGTCGAACACCGCCCCCGCCATCCAGCCGATCAGCCGCCCGTCGTCCAGCGCCATCCAGATGCGCTTGTAGGGGCCGCCGTCGGCGTAGAGGCGCAGCACGTGCCAAATCTGGTCGGGCGTCTTCTCCGTCTCGGCGGCGAACTCCCCGAGGGTCGCCCGCAGCTCGTCCTCGTACACAGCCAGCTGGGCGGCGGAGTGGACGACGTAGACCCGCATCACACCCCCGGCAGGAAGAGGGCCTTCAGCGCCGGATCCATCTGCCCCTTCACGGCCATGACGTTGACCTCGAACGTGTCGGCGTCCCCGTAGACCGCCGTGAACCCCGCCGCGATCAGCGCGTGCGCCAGCGTCAGCTTGGAGAAGCCGGTCTTGTGCAGGAACCACGCCTGCTGGCTCGGGTCGGCCAGCTTGTCGATCGGCAGTCCGTACAGCATGTCAATCGCGCGGATCGGCCCCAGCCCCGACTCGTACATCACGTCGTGGAGGTCGAGCCCTTCCGCCACGATCTTCTGCATGACCCCGAGGATGTTCGGCACCCGCACCTGGAGGACGCCGCCATCCTTCAGCATGTGCAGGCAGCCGCGCAGCACCGTCGGCACCTCGTCCAGCGTGAAGTGCTCGAGGTTGTGGGAGCAGTAGACGGCATCGTACTGCCCGCCCTCCAACTCCGTCAGCCTCCGCGCGTCCCACAGGATCTCCGGGTTCACCAGCGGGTCGATGTCCAGCAGGTGATGCTCCATCGCGGCGTACTGCGGCGGGATGGCGATGCTCTTGGAATGCCCGCCGACGTTGAGGACCTTCATGCCTTCGTCAGCCAGATCGCCAGCGTGTCGACGATGTTCCAGTAGTGCTTGGCCATGAACTCCCGCGCGTCCTTCGCCCGCTCGGCATAGAGCGGGTGGTAGACGAAGCCGTACTCGACGGGCTCAAAGTGGCAGGTGTATCCGATCTCATCCCCGCCGTGGCTCTCGCGGTACGTGCGCGAGGTGTAGAGGAACGCCTGCTCGGAGAAGCGGTGCAGGTTGGCCGGGTTGGTCCACGCCCGCATGGACGTGAGGTAGGGGACGTGAATCTCCGCCTTCGCTCCAGGCGCCAGCACCCGCCACAGCTCGTTGAAGAACGTCGGCAGGTCGGCCACCTGCTGAAGCGCGTTGTAGGAGACGACTTCCTCCACCTCGCCATCGGCCCACGGCCACGGCGCGACACTCAGGTCATGCACCACGTCCACGCCGGGCAGGGCACGCCGGTCCACGTTGACGAAGCCCTCTTTGACGGCCAACCCACATCCGAGATTCAGCTTCACACCCACCTCCGTCACCAAATCCGCTGCATGGCGTCGATGTGCCCCACCTTGATCCGGCTATCGACGCCCACCCGCAGGCCGCGCTTGTGCGCCTCCTGAAAGAAGGGCACGTCCTGCGTCATGCACTTCCCGCCGCTCGCCTCGTCGTAGTCCACGATCGTGCGGAACCACGGTTCCGGCACCTGCCGGAACACGTCGGTGCGCCACAGCGTGCAGCCCAGCCCCACCATCGTCACCGGCATGACCGTGTTCGGCGGTGGCACCACCGGACGCACGTTGAAGTCGCTCGACTTCGGATCGCCGAAGCAGACCGGCACGCCACCCTCCGCCTTCATCCAGTAGAGGCCGCCGATCACGTCGTAGGCATCGATGGACTCGTACAGGCGGATCAGCGCGTCGGGCGGCGGGAGGTTGTCCTCCTCCAGCGTGAAGACGTACTTGAACGTCCGCAGGTGCGGGTCGTTCAGGATCGCCTTGATGCCCTCGTTGTAGCCGATCCCAACCTCGTGCCCCTCGATCACCACGCGCTGCGTGCGCTGGTTGGGCGGGTGGATGATCGACATCCACGCCTGCACGACGCGGGCGGGGATCATGCCCTTGGTGACGATCAGGATCACCGTGGACAGGTCACGGTACGTGTTGCCCTTGATCCACTTGTCGTGATGCTCGGCGTATCGCTCGTTGTAGAAGCCTTCCCGGCCCGAGTGCGGACGCGGGGTGAATCGCTCACGGAACCACGCTGCGCGCATGCGCCTCCTACTGCGCGCGGGGCAGGTAGCGGAGCCACAGCGTTGCCGCCTCCACCGTCCCGTCCACGCCCGCGTCCTTGACCGCCTTCAGGCGGATCACCGGCACGTCCTCGCCCGCCGGCACGCTGGCCGTGCCGAACACGTCGAACGGCCCCATGTGGAACTTCACCGAGCCCGCCCCCGTCTTGGTCGTGCTGCCCAGCGTGTACGTCGTGCTGGTCGTGTCCGTGACGTAGACCAGCGAGAGCGTGGCGATGTTCCCGTCGCCAGGATCGACCAGCCCCGCCGCGTAGACGTACCACTTATGGTCGGGCAGCAGCTCGCGGAACACGCTGCGATCCACCGCGACACCGCCGAACAGCCGACCCGTCGTGTCGAAGGTCGGCATCAGAGCCCTGCGGTCAGATCCGCCTGCAGGTCGGTGATCTGCTGGTTGAGCGCCGCGTCCTGCTGCGCCCGCGCCGCCGTCAGGCTCTCCCGCACCAGCTCGCGGTCGGCCTTCGCCTTCACCAGCCACGAGCGCAGCAGCGCCCGCCGCTCGGCGTTAGGGATGGTCAGCAGGTCGATCACCCACAGCGGGTTGGCCTGCTGTCGCTCCACCTGACGCTCTGCGCCCTGATGATCTACCGCCGTGATGGGCTCTTTGGCGTAGGCTTGCAGCTGCTGGAGTAGGGCGATCTTCGTTGCGTCGGTCATGCCACCTCCCTAGAGGACGTTGGTCGTCCCCACCTGAATCCAATCCCCGATGGTGGACGAGTAGACGAGCACGATGCTGTCACGGGTCGCGAGGTCCACGGTTGTCGCGGACAAGCGCAGATTGCTGCTGGCGAGCGTGCCCTGATCCTGCAGCCGCACCGTATTCGTCGATCCGTTGTAGACGATCAGGAACTGTCCATCCTGACCGTCGGCAATGGTCGGCGTGCTTGCCATGAGCGCCGTACCGCCGCTGGTGTTGTTGAGCCGGATCAGCGTGGCGGAGCTGGCGATGGTGCTCGCCGTGGACGACACCGTAGATACCGCTTCCGTCCAGACGGTCGTGGCGGCGTTTCGCACCCCGATGTTCGTGGTCGCGCCCGAGAGCGCGGCGATGTCCAGTCCGACCTGCGTGGTCAACGTCTCGGCGCCAGCACCGGACAGCGACGCATCGCGGAAGTAGAACCCTCGACGCGTCGTCACCGTCGCCGCGCCCGTCGCGTTGTCCGTCGTCACGCTGAACGCGGCGTCGTACTGCTCGTAGGCGGTCACGGTGATGACCGACGCGGCGCCCGAGCTGCTGACCGTGGGCCGCGAGCGGAACGACCAGTTTTCGCTCACCGCCGTGGTCGCCGACGACGTGGTGCTCTTGGTTGTCACAAAGTCGTCGAAGCTGTTGCACGCGGGCGGCGCCGTCGCGGTGCTGGTTGCCCGCAGCGTGCCGGCGTTCTGGAACACGATGGTGTTACTGACCGGCGTGCCGGCGGTGTGGCTGGTCGTCGGCGCGTACCGCATCGCCTGGAACAGCACGCCGATTTCCAGCCCCGTCGTGCTCGTGCTGATCGTCGGCGCGAGGTTGATGCCGTAGAGCGTCGAGCCCTTCGCCATCGTGACCGTGTTGTCGAACTCCAGCAGCGCCTCGGGCGTCCCGCTGGTGCCGCCCGCGTAGCCCACGTGCAGCTTGACCCGCTCGTACATGCGGATGCGGCCGGTGTTGGACGCCGCCTGCGCCTCGTCGTTGGCGTAGAGGTCAAGGTTGTCGGTGTTCGCCGGCCCCCCGTAGACCAGCGGGCAGGTGATGTTGGTCGTGAACGTCGGGCTGGTGCCGAACACCAGCGCGCCGCTGCCCGTCTCCCCCGTCACCGCCGACGCGAGATTGGCGCTGCTCGGCGTGGCAAGGAACGTGGCGACGCCTGCACCCAACCCGCTGACGCCCGTGGAGATCGGCAGCCCCGTGCAGTTGGTCAGCGTCCCCGACGTGGGCGTGCCCAGCACCGGGGTCACAAGGGTCGGCGTGTTGGCGAAGACCAGCGCCCCTGTGCCGGTTTCATCCGTGACGGCGCTGATGAGGTTGGCCGAGGAAGGCGTCGCCAGGAATGTTGCCACGCCCGCCGCGAGTCCCGACACGCCCGTACTGATCGGCAAGCCTGTGCAGTTCGTGAGCGTGCCGCTCGTCGGCGTCCCGAGCACGGGCGTCACGAGCGTCGGCGTGTTCGCGAACACGAGCGCGCCGGTCCCCGTCTCGTCCGTCACCGCGCTGATGAGATTGGCGCTGGAGGGCGTCGCGAGGAACGTCGCCACGCCGGCCGCCAGCCCGCTGATGCCCGTGGACACCGGGAGGCCAGTGCAGTTCGTCAGCGTCCCGCTGGTGGGCGTGCCGAGGACCGGCGTGACCAGCGTGGGCGTGTTGGCAAAGACGAGGGCGCCCGTGCCCGTCTCGTCGGTGACCGCAGAGATCAGGTTGGCCGACGACGGCGTGGCGAGGAAGGTGGCGATGCCCGCCGCCAGCCCGCTCACCCCCGTGCTGATGGGTAGCCCCGTGCAGTTCGTCAGCGTGCCGGAGCTCGGCGTGCCCAGCGCAGGCGTCACCAGCGTGGGGCTGGTCGCCCGCACGACGTTCCCCGTGCCCGTGTTGGCGTGCCACGTCACGTCCGTGCCGTCGGACCCCAGCACGTAGTTGGCCGTCCCGACCGTCAGCCGCGCCCACGCCGGCGTGCTGTTGCCGACGATCAGCGCGCCGCGCGCAACCGCCGCCGCCGACGTGTCGCTGTGCGTGGCGGAGAGGAGATTGTGCGGAGTGACGGCGCCGGAGGCCACCTCGGTCCCGACGGCAGGAAACGCCAGGACGACCTCGGCAAAGTTGATCGCCCGCTCAATCTCCCGCACACGCTCCTCAAGCGTGCGCTGTGTGCCGACCTTCCTCACAGCTTGCGGTCGCTGGCCCGCTGCCGGCGGATCGTGAACCCGCGGATCCGCACCCGCCCCGAGGACTTCTCAAAGCGGAACCGGATGAACTTCCCCCGCAGCCGCACCGGCAGCTCCGACGTGCCCGCCGTCAGCGTGCCCAGCGTCGTGAACGTGAGGCCGCTGGTCTGCATGCCCGTGGTCCCCAGCACGCCGCTGCCCGACTGCCGCGCGAAGTCGTTGCGCACCGCCGCCTTGACCGTGATGGCGTCCGTGGTGGCGTTGCCCAGCGGCTCCCAATCGACGTGGATACGATCCACGTAGTCCTGCGCCGAGGGGCTATCGAACGCGAAGTCTTTGGTTTCGAGGTAGGCAGACGACGGCGCCGAAGGCGTGCCGGCGTTGTGGTCCTCCACCAGGATGTTCCCGGTGGAGGTCACGACCGCATGCCGTGGGAACGTGCTGTTGTATTCCTCCAGCGTCTGGATGCACTGCCCCGCGATGGTGAACGACTGCGTGCCGTTGTCCGTCTGCACGCGCCACGCGACATTCCGCACCGGGTCCACGTAGAGGATCGTGTCCGGGTCCGTGTTGGCGAGATCGGACGTCAGCAGGAAGCCCACCGCCGCGTGGTACGGATGCCACAGCGGCCGGTGCGCGTTGAGCGCGCGGGCGTACTGCGCGACCTGCGGAACCACGGTTCCGCCGCCGATCATGCGAATGCCACCGAAGCTCTGCCCGATGACCCCCGCCGGCGTCCAACAGGCCCCGCCAAACGATCCCACGCCGTCCACCCGCTGTGCCGTGACCGCCGGGATGCCCCCCGTGGACGCGATCAACCAGGCATCGCTGCGCGTGGTAATGACCACGCCCGCCTCCGACGGCACCGCCCCGGTGATCGTGCCGGTGGAGGACAAATACACTTCCTCCACCGTCGCGCTGACGTCCGGCGTCCAGTCCGTCAGGTCGCCCACGTCCGACGTCAGGACCAGCTGCGACCCACCCGTGCCCGTGAGATTCGCCACAAGACCCATGCCGCCCACCGCCGTGGCGAAGTACGGCTTGAGCGGGTTGCGCGTCGTCACCGCCGACATGGCCGACCCGTTCCACCGTGCCACCGACGACGTGCCCGCCGACGGCTGCCCCATGACGACCAGCTGAATGCCGTTGACGATGGCCGTGCCGGCAGTCCACCCGTACAGCCCTTCAAACTCCCGGTATTCCGAGGCGACCGCGTTAGTGATGAGCGACAGTGCCGAAGCGGTGCCGGTCGCCGTGACCGTCGAATAGGCAGCGTCGTTGGAGCCATTCAACATCAGCACGAGCAGCTTGCCGTCCCGGTTCACCAGATCGGGCAGCAACTGGCACACCCCGTAGGTGCTCAGGTACGAGCCGTTGTTGATCTGCGTGTACGCGACCGCCATCTCGGCGGTATTGCCCTCCGGCTTGAAGCCGAGCGCCCACGCCCATTGATCGTCGCGGATGAAGGCCGGATGGTCCGCGAGGTTCAGCCCGCCGCCCAGCGCCGGCACGACGTAGTTCTCGAACACTACGCCCCCCGCGTCCGGCTGCCGCCGCTCATCGCCTTCGTCTTGTCGTCGAGGATGGCGCGCTGAATCTCCTGCTCGAACTGCGCCCGGTACAGCGTCGCCCGCTCATCCTCGTGCAGGTAGTCGTAGGCTTCCGCCAGCGCCCCCTTCCGCACGATGTGCGGGTAGCGCGTCGTGAAGAAGTTGCTGTCCGACCCGCTGGAGAGGTCCGTCAGCAGCCCCCAGTAGTCCAGCACGACCACCACCGCCGACGACGGCGACGGCACCAGCCACAGCTTGTCGCCCCACAGGGCGTACCGCGTGCTGGTCTCGGTGTCCCCGCCGGGGTCCGCGACCTGCGGGAAGATCTGGTCCGTGTTGGCGTCGCTGGTGCGCTGCTCAAACCACCAGTCGCGGTCCACCCGCTTGATCACCTCGTACTGCGACGACGGCGCCGTCTGCGTCGAGTCGTAGAAGTAGGCCGCCTTCTCCGCGATGAAGTCGCTCGGCAGGGTGGCCGAGGCGGCATTGGCGGCAAAGGACAGCGTGCTGCTCACCGCCTCCTGCCCGCGCCACAGGTGCGCCTGCTGCATGCGCGCAATCGCCCCGTTGATGCAGGCGTCGGTGATGGTCGTGGACAGCACCGTGGAGCCGGCGCCGGTCCAGTCCTGGAGGACGGTGCGAAGGTCAGTCAGCGTCGCCATGCATCACCCGCAAGAGCTGTTGGACGTGCAGCCGCCGTCGTCGATCTGGCACCACCGCGCGCCGCTGCCGTGCGACGAGTTGCAGACGCACGCCTCAAACAGCGACTTGTCCCAATACATCTCGCCGTTGGTCGTGGCCGAGCAGGTGGGCGGCGTGTCCGTGATGGCGAGCCCGTTGACCCGCGTGCCCGTCCCCGAGTCGCTGATCTTCGTGGTGCAGTTGTTGTACGCCCCGTCGCGGATCAGCACGTTCGTGCCGGCGTTCACCTCAATGCACGAGTTCATCGTGCCCGACGAGGAGAAGTCGTTGCTGGCGATGGTGAACTGCCCGCCGCCGAAGTCGATGCCCTTGTAGTCGCAGGTCCGCAGCACGTTGTTGGCGATCGTCCCCGACGTGCCCGTCACCGCGATGCAGTAGTCGTTGCCCGACGTGTCTGTATCGACCGTCGTGACCGTGTTGGCCGCCACCAGCACGTAGGTCGGCGTGCCCGCCCCTGTGCCGCCGCCATTGTTCACGCGGATGCCCGTGGAGCCCGTGTTGCGGATGACGTTGCCGACGATGCTGATGTCGGACGGGCGCAGGAACTGGATGCCGTTGTCCCCGGCCGTATCGACCACGTTGCCCTCGATCAGCGTGCCCACCGCGTCGAGACCCGCCGTGCCCTCCGCCGACCGGATGCCGTCCGTCACCGCGTTGCGGATGGTGTTGCCGACGATCGCCAGGTCCGTCGTGCCGCGGAACGAGATCCCGATGCCGACGTGATCCAGCGAGTTGCCCGTGACCGTCACGCCGCGGATCACCTGCCCGGCGGTGTCCGCCGTGACGTTGATCCCGACGTCGTTGGAGTCGGTGTCGCCGTTCTCCAGCACGTTGCCCGTGATGGCGGCACGGTCTACGGCGAGGGCCGCGTCGGTCTCGAGCTCGAGGTCGATGCCGCCGAAGCCCCAGTCCTCGACGTGGTTGCCGTCCACGATGATCTGGTCGCCACCCACCACCGCGATCCCGTTCCGCGTCGGACCCGAGCAATGGACCCCGCGCACCGTGTTGCGGAGCGCCGTGACCGACTTGTCCGACGACGGGCCGATGTAGACGCAATCCCCCTTGGGGTTGAGGCACCGCACGTTCTCGACCAGCGCATCGACGGTGGACCGCAGCGTGATGCACATGCTGGCCTCGGTGCCCGTCGAGTTGTTCGCCTTGTTGCCGTCCAGCGTGAGGTCGCGGATCGTCACGCGCACGGGGCGCGAGGCGTCGTCTGCGGGCGACTCCGCCGTCTCCAGCAGGTCGGCGTTGCCGAAGTCCGCCACGGCCTTGAGAATGGAGCCCCAGCCTTCCCCGGCGAACGTCACGCACGACGAGACGAGGATGCCGCTGCCCCCCGACGCGCCAACCATGCACGTGCCCGTCGGGATGAACACCGTGCCGCACACGTCGTCGGCGGCGTTCTCAGCCGCCTGGATCGCCACGCGGTCGTCGGTGGACCCGTCGCACTTGGCGCCGTAGGTGCGGACGTCGAACACCTGCCCGCCCTTGTCCTGCACCTTTCCGCGAATCCCGCCGGGGAACCAATGCAGCTCACTCGACATCTGCTTCACGACCTGCGCCTGCGCGGGCAGGCTCAGGATGGCGAGCAGGGCGAGACTAGCCGCGCGCCGGAGCATTGTTCGCCGCCGCCAGCGAGGCGTTGCACGTCCCCGACGTGTACGCCGACACCCGCACCTTCACCCACTCGTACGGGCCGTCGGAGTGGACCACCCCCACGCTCGTGATGTCGTCCCCCAGCTGCGGGTAGTTGTGGTCGCTGTTGGTCGGCGCCGTCGCGTCGTTCGACACGTAGACCTTCGCCGTCCCGCTGAACGACCCCGACACGACCACCGTGAAGGGGTGCATCTTGTGACACCGCGTCCACGTGCCGTTGTCCGTCGCGGTGACGGCACTCAACAGCGTCTCGCGTAGGACGAAGCGACCTTGGTTCTGCTCAACGGGCATCCATCACCTCAAACGACGACGCGGCGGGCGGCGCGTGACTGCCGACCCGCCGCGTCTCTGCGGTCATCCCCTGGCTGCTGCGATTCAGACGGGGGAGGTCCGGTTGCCCTTGGCCTCGACGCCACCCTTGCCGCCGCGGCTCCCATCGCAGGGAGAAGGCGGCGACTCCGGCTTCGCGTTGCTGTTGGCGGTGAGACCTTCCTTGGTGGGGACGGAATCCGTCCCGGTGCCAGACAGGTTCGGCATCGTCTCGCTCCTCAGTTCCCGTAGCTGCCCAGCAGCGTGACGCGCACGATGTCGCCCGCCGCCACGTTGCTCTGGATGATCTCCGTCGGCGTGCCCCCCGCCCACGACGTGGCGTTCGACGCCGACGTGGCCGAGCCGTCCACGAAGAACCGCACCGAGTTCTTGGCGGCGTCGTAGACCGGCACGCACGCCTTCGGAATCGAGTCCGACGTGCTGCCGCGCACCGCCATGCCCATGACCTGCAGCACCGCACCCGTGGAGCCCAGCCCCAGCGTGCTGGCGATCAGCGGCACACCCGGCGCAGCCGCGCCCGTGCCCGTCGTCACCGTGCCGTAGTCGCTCGACGCGGCGAGCGTGATGTCCGCCCGCACGATCGCCATCCCCTGCGACGTGTCCGTGCTGCCGTCTGCCAGCAGCCGCTTCACGTCCCTCACGCTAACGGTCAAAGCCATTCCCCACCCCTCCCTACTGAACCACCACCGGAAAGTTCGGATTGGCGAACTCCCCGAAGACTTCTACCGCCGCGACATCGTAAGCCCGCGCCGCTTCCTCAGCCGTTGAATACAGGCCGAGCTGCCGAAGCCGACCGTTGGACTTGATACGCGCACGGTACTTACCGCTCTGCTTGTGAAATTCGACGCCACGGAAACCCAGCGTGTTGTCTTTGCGCACGCGCTGGTTGGCCAGATTCTGCGTCGGCGTAGCAAGCCGCAGGTTGCAACGCCGGTTGTCCAGCGGATCACAGTTCTTGTGATCCACGTACATGTTCCGGGGCGCATCCATTATCACGCGATGAAGCGAGATCTTCTTGGACTTGCGTGAGCCCTCGACGTATGTGCCACCACCACGCCGCACCGGATACCACTGGTAGCGGGCAACGAGGTGGAGATCGGCCACGTCAATCAGCGTTGACACATCGGCATTGAGAAACACCTCGACCACGTTGCCAGGGAGAAACCTGACGCGGTGCTTGAGGCGCACAATGTCGGGAATCAGGGCCACTAAACCCCCAGCACCACCATGCGGATGATGTCGGTGTCCACGATGTCTGAATCACTGTCCTGCTCGTCCAGCGTCGCCGCGCTCGACTCCGCGAATCGCAGCTTGCCCGTCGCGCAGTCGTAGATATGCCGCAGGCTTTTCACCGTGTCGCTGCTGTCCCGCACGTAGGCGTCCAGCACCGCCACGACGCGGTTCAGCCCCAGCTTCTTCGCGTTCGTCTGCAGATCGAACCCCGAGCTGTAGTCCACCGACACGTCGCTCGTGGTCATGTCCCACACCGTGATCGTCAGCCCCCCGGGGATCGTGGCCGTGTACGTGCCCTTCTCCCCGGACTCCGCCGGCTTGCTGAAGGTCAGCGCCATCGCCTTACCCGGCGTAGCTCGCGATGCCGCTCATGCGCCCGTGGGCACACTGCGTGGCGATCGTGCTGGGCGAGCTGTTGTCCGGGGTCGTGCCGGAGAACTGCACCTCCAGCCCGGCCTCGGTCAGGTACTCGTCCTTCGTCGCGTCGTCACCCGGCGACTGGCGGTTCTTCAGGAACTGCGTGTCGTCGATGTAGCGGTAGCGGATCTTGTCCAGGTCGATGACGAAGAGATCCTTCCGCCACGTGCTGTTGTCGGTCAGTATCGGGTGGTTGTAGAGCATCAGCGTGCCGAACGGCGTCTGACACTCCATCAGCTTGAAGCCGTACACCCGCTCGCCCGGGCTCAGGTTGATGACGCCCTTGTTCTTCGCCATCGCGTTCAGCGCCATGAGCGCCGTCGAGCCGCAGAAGGCCAGCTTCTCCTTGGCGCCGTAGCGGAACGTGGCCTCGAGGAACGCCTCCCAGATCGTTTCTGTGAGCGCGCCCGAGTTGTACGACGTGAGGTTGGTGTGGACCGACACGCTCGAGGTCGTGGCGGTCGGCAGCCAGTTCACCATGCCGCGCGTGAGACGCAGCGGCTGCCCGGTGGACGTGCCGTCCAGCGGCGACGCCGTGCCCGACACCGAGGTGATCTCCTCGCGCTCGCCGTAGAGAAACGCCTTCTCCATCTCCAGCGCGTGGATCTGCCCCGCCTCGCGCTTCGCCTCGCGGTACGGACCGGAGTCGTCGGTGCGGAGCCGGGTCTTCTTCGCCGTGCGCGTGAGGAACAGCGGCGTGCGGAAGATCTGCGTGTAGTTGTAGTAGCGGGTCGGCGCGTAGCCGATCGCCGTGCCGATGGCGGCACCCTCGGGGAAGCCCGAGCCCACGATCACGATCTCGTCACCGCTCGACGCATCGCCCGTGATCGCCGGGTTGGTGGCGTTCACGTTGCCGATGTCGCGGCGGCACTTGATCGTGTTGTTGGTCGTGTCCACCGCCGTGACGAGCAGGTTCTCACCCGAGGTCTGGTTGCGGATCACGTGCCCCGGCTTGAAGATCGAGGCGTCGTTGGACGACGCGCCGGTCGGCTTCACCAGGAGGTAGCAGTCCGCGGTGGACGCCGTGCCGATGTCGTCGCCGGAGGCCGGCGGGTTGGTCGTGGACGCACCGATCACGTTGGCCGACTGGAGCGGAAGCCCCTTCTCGAACCAGTGAAACTGCGGATCGTCCGTGCTCTCTTCCTTCATCCGCGACAGGAAGGCCGTGAGCGGCGCATCCCCGTTCGGGTAGAGCAGGCCGATCGCCTGCCGGAAGTTCTGCGGGCGCTCCACCGACGTGAAGTTGCCCGACCCGCGCATGCCAAGAACCGCCATCCCCTCATCCCCCCTTCAGCGCCGCCGCTACTGCAGCAGGTCGCCGAACATCTGCTCGAACTGCGTCGCCGCCTGACGCGCCCCCGCGCCCCGACTGCCGCTTTCCCCGAACGCCGGCCGCATCCGCGTCCCCGGACGCGCCATCGCCGGCTGCCCCTGCGTCGGTGCCGGCACGCCCGGCAGCGTGGCGATGTACGCCCGCGTCCGTCGCGCCACCTCGGCACTCGCCGTCTGCCAGTCGAACTGCCGCTGCGGCTGCTCCTGCGCGACCTCGCGCGCGAAGTGCTGCACTAGCGGCGTGTAGGGCTGCAGGTCGCCGTGCGACGACCAGAAGTCCGACTGCATCCGCTCGGCGGCCTGCTGCTGCGCCACCTGCTGCGCCCGCGTCGTCTGGTCCTGCGTGTAGAACTGCGCCGCCTGATTCAGCGCGACCTGCGCACCCAGTGCCGCTGCCCGCTGCAGCGCCACCGTGGCGATTTGCGCGGCACGCGGCCCACCCGCCAGCAGCTCGGCAAGGTCGTCCTCGTTGACCTGCAGCGCCGCCTGGATCTGCTGCACCGGGTTCGGTGCCGGCTCCGGCTGCGCCTGCGGCGTCTGCGCAGCACGCGCGAACTCCAGCTCGCGCTCCAGCCGCTTGCTGCGCTCTTCCTGCAACTGCAGCTGCGCGTGCAGCACTTCCAGCGAGATCGCGGGCTGCGCCGGCTCCGGCGCGGGCTCCCCCTCGACCGGATCGTCAAGCGGCACGTCAGCAGGCGGAACGTCGGTGCCGGCGGCCTCAACCGCCTCCGTCTCCGGTGCGGGCTCAGCAGGAATCCCCGCCAGCTCGTCTACCAGATCCGTCCCGTCCTGCACGTCCTGCTGCGCCACCCAGCCTCCTCCGCACCGCGTCCGACGCGCTGCGTCAGAGCCTGAATACACGCAGAGTTAGGGGGTCGTCAACGCGAAATCAGCAACAGGTTGACTAGCGGGTGGGCGTGGCGGCGTTCACCAGCATCGCCAGCACCTGCTGCAGGCCGAAGAAATGGCCCTGCAGGTAGGCGAAGCTGGCAAGGTCGCCCTCGCTGCGGGCGGGGACGTTGGCCAGCAGCTTGCGCAGTTCCCGCTCCTGCAAATCGGCCATGTCCGCGATGGCACCCGTGAGAATGCCCAGCTCCCCGCTCATGCGCAGGCGCTCCAGCAGGCGGATCAGCTGATCGTCGCGCGTCTCAGTAGCCATTGTTGCCCGTCATCGGCGCCGCCTGGTTCGGGTACTGGCTGAACCCGTCGCTGGAAACCTGCGGCTCGCCGGCCGGCACGAGGTTGCCCTGCTGCGCCTGCGCCGCCACCTGCTCGTCGGGCATCACCTGCATCTGCGCGGGCTGCACGAACTGCCCGACGTTGCGGATGCCCATGATGCGCAGGAAGTAGGCGTACAGCTCCAGCCAGTTGATCTGTTGCAGCAGCGGCTGCGCCGCGCCCGACTGGAACCCCGTCTGCAACAGCTCGCGCAGCACCTGACTCGTGACCAGCTTGTCCGACGGCACGCCGCCTTCCAGCAGCGGGAAGCTGAACGACCCCTGCAGCATCTGCGGCAGGATCTGCAGCTGCTCCGCCCCGGCGATGTTCGCCAGATTCTCCTTGACGCGCAGGTTCAGGCTCTCCGCCATGAACACCTGCGTGTTCCGGGTCCACTGGTGGCACAGCGGGCGGTAGCCCTGCGCGCAGAACGTCTCCGCGAGCATCTTCATCCGCCCCGAGGACAGGTTCAGCATGCCCTGTACCTCGGTGGCGGCGCGGCGTCCGGTGTTCGGCATGCCCATCAGCAACCGCCCGGCGCCGGTCATCTGCTCCATGATCTCCTGCACCACGCGGGAGTCCTGGTGATGGTTCGCCGTCACGTCCTGCACGGGGAGCGGGAACACCGCCTTGTCGATCAGCCCCGAGTTCTGCGCGGCACGCGTGAGACGCAGCAGCTTGCCCGGCTGCGGGTCCTCCAAGTCCGACGCCTCGATCATGCTGGGGTCCACGATCAGCTCGTTATTGAGCGTCTTGCGGACCGCCATCATGCGGCTGTTGAACAGCCACGACAGGTGATACTCCAGCCCCTTCGTCATCTCGATGATGCCGGGGTTGCCGGGGCTGTGGATGTCGTAGTTGGCCTCGAACACCTCGAACGGGAAGCGGCGGCCGGGCAGGTTGGCAGGCTCGGCACGCAGCACGCGCGTCCGGTTCGCCATCGTGAACACCCACAGGCGCGGCGTGCGGCTGTCCATGCCCTCCGGCGTCAGGCCCAGCTTCGCCAGCTGCCGCGGTTCGAGGAAAATCCACCCCTCGTGGATGGTGACGTAGGGCTCGCGGTCGGTGTCGAGGTCGTCGTTGCCGGTCGGCATCCCGTTGATGCGCGCCAGATCGCTCGCCGTCTCCCCGACCGCCGTGGCCCCCCATTCCCCGCGGGTGGCGTCCTTGGGGATGGAGTCCACGCCGGTATAGAGCCCCTGCGCCTGCTTCTGCAGCAGCTCGGTACGGGAGCGGCGCATGCGATGGAACACGAACTCGCCGCGCTGGAACTCCCCGAGGCTGCGCGCCGGGTCAGGGAGGAAGTCGAACGGACTCACGTTCAGAACTTCGTTGCCCTCGTAGGCGATCACGTCCTCTTCGACGATCTCGTCCACGTCCAGCATCATGCCCGTCAACGGCTCCATCACCTGCCGGAACCGGCGGCGCATGTCGGGCCACTCGCGGATCGTGTAGAGGTTCTTCACGACCCCGACGCCGTAGCGGTGCGCGTCCAGCAGCCACTGATAGAGGCCCAGCACCCACGGCGGGTCCATGCGGTCTAGCTGGTACTGGAGCACTTCCTCCATGAGCATCGCGGCGTACACGTCGTTCGGACTGTCCGCGCGCACGGGGACCAGCGGGCTACGCTCCGTCAGGACGGTCATGAACCACGCGACCATGCTCTGCACCTGCGCGTAGCCGTAGGGCACGACGATCTTCTGCACGCCCTCGGTCAGCTTCTGCCGGGCGACGCGGCGGTCGTCCTGGTCTGGCTCACGGTAGGCGCGGTGCAGGCGCTCCGCCTCCCGCCACGCATCGTGCCGCTGGTTCCAATGCCGCTCGGCCGCCTCAATCCGGCGGCGCAGGAAGCCCGCCAGCGTGGCGTGGATGGCGGTGTCCGGATCGGCCAGCCGCGCACGGATGTCTTCGGTCATCATGGCTAAACCGCCAGCCTCCACTTGTCCCGAATGCTGTTCCACGCCGGATCGACCCGCGCGCCGGCCGGCTGCGTGACGCCGCAGATCGCGTAGCGACAGGCATCCACCCAGTTGTCGTAGATGCCGTCCTTGGCCGGCAGGTCGGTCTTGCAGTCCATGTGGTACCCGCCCGCCATCGCCTTCCGTCCCCACCGACAGCGCGTGTGCAGCTGGAACCGCGGTTCCGTGCGTCCCACCGGCACGCGCAGCAGGCCCGCGATCCGCTCCACCGACTGCACGATGCCGTACTTGCGGTAGAAGGTGTTGATCCCGAACTCGTTGCGCAGGATCTGCACCGAGGTCGGCCCGCGGTCGTTCTTCTGCGTGCCGGCCACGTCGCAGTAGTCCTCGATGTCCCGCGCACCGGGGAAGTCGCGTTTCGTGATCTCCAGCACCTGCTTGGCGAAGTCGCGGAGCTCGATGTCCGTCCCCAGCAGTTCCTGGAGCACGTTGACGCCGCCGTCCTCGCGCGTCTGCAACCACACGCACGCCGGATGCCGCCGCCCGAAGTCCCAGCCGCGCACCAGCGTGCGCGAGGCGTTGAACAGCGGCTCGCCCATGTGGATCTGCGGGTCGAAGCCCTCGAACACGGGGCGGCCTTCGACGAGAAAGCCCCAGCGCCCGTACAGGAACTTCTCGCGCCACGCGGGCGGATACGCCTCCAGCTGCTTGATGTAGTCGGGCGCCAGGTTCTTCGCGTTGTCGTAGGTGCTGCTGTGAATCACGCGCCGGTCGGCTTTGAGGGTCGGATCCCGCTCCAGATCCTTGACGAAGAAGTCGTGCAGCCAATGATCCTCATCGGGCGGGTTGGTTGCCGCCCACAGCCGCCGTGGACCCACCTTGCCGCGAAGGCGCGCGATGAACGTCAGGAAAATCGCGCGCTCAAATTCGCTCGCCTCGTCGATGATGCCCCAGTCTAACTCATACGAGCCCAGCTTCGTTGGGCTGTCGAAGCAGCGAAACAGGACACGCGAGCCATTCGGCAGAATCACCGCCTCGCGCCCCTCGCTCTTGATCTCCTGCGACAGCGCCATCAGCTCGGGCGGCATCGCTTCCTCAAGAAACGTGCGTTTTGTCGAATCGCGAAGACTTGGATAGGACGCGCGAGCGACGACACCCGTACTGCTTGGGTATTCCATCGCCGTTAGGATGCCCTTCCAGCAGGCGCTGAGGCTCTTGCCAGAGCCCGCCGCCCCCAGGAGCAGGACGTACTTCTCCGCGGCGTGAGCGAACTCCGCCTGCTTTGGGTTCCACTCGGGAACCTCAATGACCAGTTCACTCACGCCCGCCTCGGCGTCACGTCCACGGCCTCGACGGTCGATCCCCCGACGCGGTTGATAAACGTGATCTTGGTCGGCGCCTTCCCTCCGGCGTCCTTCTCCTGCGGCAGCAGCGCCGGCAGGAGCACGGACAGGATGTCCCGCACTTCCTTCGGACTGCCGTCCGCCAGCGCGCGGCGGATGTTGTCCTTCACCCGCTTGGTGCCGAGGATGCCGAGGTATTCCGTCTGGAACGCCTCACGCGCCGCCGGCACCGTCGCGGGCACGGGCGGGGACGCCCCGTCCGAGGCCACCACCGCCGTCTCCGCTGCCACCTCCGCCCCCATACCCGCAGGGCGGGTGTAGCATGACGCGGCGCGTCGGACGAGTCAGGGCGCGGGGTTACGGCACCCCAACTGAATCGACTTCGCTCTTTTCAACGTGGCCTTCCCACACGGGCCAACGCTTGGACTGAGCTTTCCGTCGCGCGACGTATGTCTCGGCGCGCTCCGACGTGCTGAACACGCCTTCCAACTCCGGGGCATCGTAGAGCGTGCCGGTGGCCCACACGAGGTAGACTGTCACCGTCCCTCCCCGGAACCACGGTGCCACCCCATGCGCGCCCACCACGCCCGCGCCACCGCCCGCATGACGCGGCGCCAGTTACCGGGCATCGGCTTGCGCCTCCAGCGCCCGCACCCGGTCCTCCAGCTGCGCCAGCGTGAGACGGTCGGCGTCGGGGAGGAGGCTGTTGAGGTCGGCGGCACGCAGCCGGGCCATCTCCCGCTCCAGCGCGTCGAGCCCCAGCCAGCGGCGGAACCAGCGGCGCAGCATCACTCACCCTCCCTGATGGCAGCAGCACCCGCAGCGGGGGTCGCAGGGGGTGGGGCACTTGGAGCAGGCCCGGGCGGCAGCAAGCGCGACGGCGCGGGCAACGAGCCCCGCAGCAGCGCCGTCGCCTGCTTCCGCGACATCGCCCGCCACGGGCCCAGGTACAGGATCTTCCCGGGGCGTGTCGCCTCCCACAACGCGTCGGCGTCGAGACAATCCTCCACGGCTCCGCTCCTCCTTCGTCATGGTGACCGCCCGCGCCCGCCCCGCCGCCGCCAACTGCGCCCGATCCACCAGCGACGCCCGCAGGACGACCGACGCGCCACAGTGCGGACAGGTCAGGTCACGATCCATGTAGCGTGTCGATAGCATGACGCAGCGTACCGGACAAGCGTGACGCTACCACGACGCAGCGCGTTGCTGTCAAGGGCCTGCGTATGGTAGAGCAGTGACCAACGGTCACGCGCAGTGCCGACTGGCAGTGAGCGCCCGTCACCCCTGCAGCACCACGGCAGGGCGCGAACGTCTCCCAGCGTGGCCGGTGGGCGCTGCCATGGCGGGGAACGATGGCGCGGTGGGAAAACGCGGATTTGTGATGAGACGTCCGCCGACTCTCCACGGGCTGAGGCGACCCCCCGAGGGCGATCGGGTGGGGGGCCGGCCGGCCCGGCGCGGGGGTCGGCGCGGGGACGGAAAGGCGCATTTCCGCTGCGGGATTGCGGAGATACGGCCTCGATCGGAGCAGGGGAGGGGGTGGGTGAGGCAGCCTGCGCCGGAGCCGTCCATGCTGCTTCGCATGCATCCGTATGAGCGGATGTTGTCATATTCACAACGCCGCTGTGCTATCGGACGCGCATGGCACGACGACGCCCTGCTGTTCCTCCCAACCGTTCCCGACGTGGGCATGCCCGATGGGCGTCGATGGACGACGCGGCGATTGCCTTGGAACTGCGCTGGGTACGCGCGGCACGGGATCGGTTGACGCCGGCACCGCCGTTACCGCGTGGGGTGGCGCCCCAGGCGTGTCACTGGCCCAGGGCGTGCGAGGCGTGTGGCAGCCTCGAGGCGCGGCCGTACTGCACGGATGCGGGGCGCCCGTTTGCCGCGTGGGTGTGGCGGTGCGGGTTGGATGCGGGGTTGCCGGAGGCGCGACCGCCGGGGCAGCGGTACACGTGGTCGCATCGGCGCAACTGGGGGAACGTGGGGGCGCTGGTCCGGCGCACGCTGTCCGGCGACCTGAAGCCCCCGCCGGGGGCTCTTGACCCACATCCGCATCCCACGCCATGGCGTTAGGCATGAGGCGCGTGGTGCTCCTGTGCCTGCTGTGGGCGTCTCCCGCGGCGGCGTACTGGCTGGACCTGACCGGGACAGCACAGGGGCGTTGTGCGCTGGTGACGGGGCGCGAGGCCAAGGCGGTGCTGCGCATGGCGGGCGTGCCCGGTCCCCTGGTGCGGGCCACGGTGTTCCTGTGCAACGCGCCGGATCGCGGCGTCACGGGGGTCGCCGTGTCCCCGAGCGGGCGCCGCGCGTGCGAGATCACCGGCACGACCGATGCGCAGGGCTGCCTCACCCTCTCCGCCTGTGGCGCGGTGGGTCCGCCGCGCTGCTGACAGCCGGTAGGACATCGCAGGCGGCCATTGTGGTGTAACGCTCCGTAATGGCTCGCGTTGTGGTGGACACGTCGGAGGACGGAACCGTGGTTCCGCCGCGCTGCGGCATGTCCCTATACACACTTTCTTCAAGCGGCTTGTTGACACCAGACGCGCATGGGCGCATACAGAGCCCATGACGACGCACACCGAGACGCCTTCCTCCGCCGACGCCCTGCGCGCCGCGGCCGTGGCCGCGCTGGACTATCTAAACACCGCGACCTCCGCCGAGTTCGCGCGTGGTACCGACGCCCCGGTGCGTGCCCTGCTCAATGCGGCGCTGGGCATCACCGACGACACGGGCATCGCCGTGACGCTGCGTGCCCCCAACGTCGACATCGGCGCCTTCCGCGACGAGCTGCTGGCGCGGGCGGCGGCCCGCAAGAACGCCCGATGACCCACCCCACCTGCCCCACCCACCACCGCCCTCTCCTGTGCCCCGCGTGTGTCGGGGCGCAGGGGAAGGGGAAGACCAGCGCGCGGAAGCGCGAAGCGGCGGCGGTGAACGTCGCCAAGGCACGCGAGGCGAAGGCGCAGCAGCGGGCGCACAAGGAGGACTGACCATGTACCGGATCACCAACAGCATCGTTGCCGAGTTCGAGATGCGCCACCCTGAACAGGCCGCGCGCATCCGTGCCGCCATGGCGCGCCGAGGCATCGCGGACGTGTGCAACGCCCTGCCGCCGCGAGCCCGTAACCGGTACGTGCAGGTATTCGTGATGGAGTCCGGCGACATCGTGCCACACCGCTGGGATGTCATGGGCGAAATTTTCCGCGAGGCGCGTGCATGATCGCCACCACCACTACGACCCAGCCCGACCCGATGACGGCGTGGCTGTCCGGGCATCCCGCCGGCACCGCCGCGACCTACCGCAAGGCGCTCCGGGCCCTGTCCCGGGCCCTGCCGGGGTCGCCCGCGCCGGAGCGGGTCGCGTGGCATCGGCTCGACGTGGGACAGCTGAACGCGCTCCGTGCCTCCCAGCTCGGGCACGCACCGGCCACCGTGGCCGTGCGCCTCGCGGCCCTGCGTGGCGTGCTCGCGACCGCCTATCGCCAGGGGCTGGTGAGCCGGCAGCACTACGACGCCGCCTGCTACGCCTGCCGGGCCGTGCGCGGGTCGCGCGTGCTGCGCGGGACCGTGCTGTCCACCGAGCAGCGCGCCGCCCTGCTGGGCGTGTGTGCCGCCGATCCGTCGCCCCGTGGCCCACGGGACCATGCGCTGCTGGCGCTCCTGTTCGGTGGCGGCCTGCGCCGGGCCGAGGTCGTGTCCCTGACGCCCGCCGACCTGTCCGTGGCCGATCCCGTCACCGTGCGCGTGCTGGGGAAGGGGAACGTGGAGCGGGTGCTCCCCCTGCCGGCGTGGGCGGCGGAGCCGGTGCGCGCGTGGCGCGCCACCGCGACGGAACCGCTGTTCCGTTCCCTCCGCCTCGACGGCTCGTGGGGTAGCGTGTTGACACCCGCTGGGGTGCGCCGGATCCTCCACCGCCGCTGCGCCGGGGCGGGGCTGCCCCAGCTCGCACCCCACGACGCCCGCCGGACCTACGCCTCCACGCTGCTGGAGCGCGGCGCCGACCTCGCCACCGTCGCCAGCCTGCTCGGGCACAGCCGGCTGGACACCACGCGCCGCTATGACCTGCGGGCACAGACGGCGCGCGTGCAGGCGGTCAGGCTGTTGGAGTAGGTCGATAGTTGTCGCTCGTTATCCGGTGCGATGCCGGCCTGAACACGACAACAGCGGACGGGAATGGGGCCGGTGCCGTAGCGCCATCAAACGTCACCCGCCCGCGCAGCAAACGCACCTCGCCCTTCATCGCGTAGCGGTGCCACCATGTCGTATCGGTGCGGGCCGGAATCAAGCACACCACCGTCGCACCAGCGCGTGAGGATTCATAAGCCTTTTGCATCCACGCCCCAATGGCCCTGCCATACGGCGGATTCATAAACACCACTTCATCTCCCCAATCTTGCGCGAGGCCGTTGGCGTCTCGGTCAAAGAAGCGACCGCATTTTGCATTTGCACTGGTCGCGCAAGGATCTAACGTAAATCCAAACTCGGCGTTTAGCGCATCAAAAAGCCACCGTGGCGTGGGCCATTCGTCGGTGGCGCTACTGAAATGCACGCGATCCACGACCGCCATCCCCCCACACCCTCACGCCCCCTCCACCGGACCCGCCGCCCATTCCGCCATCCAGCGGGCGCGCGATGCGATCAGCGCCGCCGTCAGCGTCACCAGCGCCCGGTCCCGCTCCGTCGCACAGTAGGCGTCCAGCGCCGCCCGCGCGATCTCCGGCCATAGCGGGGCCCGCCCCGCCTCGATGAGTTCCAGGCAGCGCGGCGTCACGCCGATGATTGTCGCCGCCTGCCGCACCGTCAGGGCGCGGCGCGGGTGCCGGCAGGTGCGCAGCGTGCGCAGCGCCATCGCCACCTCCGCGCTCATCGCCAATGCTCCCGCGTCCACCACACCGTGAGGCAGGCCCACGCCGCCAGCAGCAGCGCCAGCGTCAGGGCCACACCCCACGGCGTGGGGTTGTGGTCGTCGTTCAGCACTTCTTGCCGCCGCCCTTGCCGCCGGTCTTCTTGCCCTTCATTGCCTCACCTCCCCTCATGGACGGAACTACGGTTCCGTCGGTGTCGCAAAATGTGACATGCCATTATTTCGCACGCAGAGCCCCGCTGAGCCATTTTCGCGGAGCCCGTCCCCTTTTCTGAGTTGGCACGCTGCGTGGCTCATATCGGACGCTAGGCCCCTTCTCGGGGCTGTTTCGCGCTTCCTTCGCCCCGCAGACGCCTGCTGACCCGCAGCAGCAGCAGGTAGCCCAGCAGGTCCGTCTCCGTGTCTTCCGTGTCGCCCGTGCCCCGCGCGAGGCGGGACAGCTTGTCGTCGATGCGGACGCGGATCGCTTCCTCGGCGTCGGCGCGGCTGAACACGCGGAGCGGGTCGGTCGCGCTGTCCCCATACTGCGCGTTCTTGCGGAGCAGGAGGTCGCGGATCGCGTCGAGCTCGTGCTGGAGCGCCAGCTGGAACCGCACACGGCAGGCGGGGTCGGGGTAGGGGTGGCCGGCGGGGAGGCTCATGCGATCTCCAGAATGCTGCGGCCAATCACTTCCGCGACCTGCGGGACGACGGCGTTGCCGAGCTGCTTGAGACGGGCACGTCGGTCCAACCGGCGGGAAAGCCCATCAACGTTTCGACCCACGCGGGGTTCAGCCGCAACGACACGGGGCGGCTCCCAGGCGTGCTGGGGCTCGCCGGGTCGCGCGGGCCAGCCCAGATGCCCCGCACCGCCGCGTCCGTCAGCGTCGTCCCTGCATGCCGTCCGCTCGCCGTCGAGTAGGCCGCTGCGCCCGAGGCGATGCTGTCCATCGCCGTCGGCGTCGGCCACGCCATCTGCACCGCCGCCGGCAGGCACGGCGAGTTCCGCGCCTGCGCCGCCGGCTCGTGCCCGGAGTCCTTCCAGTCGCGCGTCGCGGGCGTGGGCCGCGACGCCACCGTCACTTGCGCCTGCAAACTCTGCCGCCCCGGTTTGCTCCGCCCCCGCGCCGAGCGCCCACCCGTCACCATACCGACATCCGGCGTCACCCAGGTATCGTGCGACGATGAACACCCGCTTGCGTCGGTGCGGGGCGCCGACGTCGTCAGCACCCACCACGAGCGGCCAGCAGGCGTAGCCTTCCGCTTCCAGTCCACCGCACACGACATCCGCGCCGCGAGTACGGAGCGCAGGCACGTTCTCAGCAACGACCCAACGGGGTCGCACTTCGCGCACGAGCCGCAGGTACTCGAACCACAGTCCGCTGCGGGCGCCGTCGAGGCCGGCGCCTTTCCCTGCGACGCTGATGTCCTGGCAGGGAAAGCCACCGACGATGGCGTCGATGTCCCCGCAGTGCTCCCGAACAAGTCCAGCTGAGAGCGTGCGTACATCATCGTGCCGCCACACCGCCGGCCAGTGATGCGCCAGCACCGCCCGGCAGTCCGCGTCGAGCTCTACTTGCCCGGCGCACGTCCAGCCGGCGCGCTCGAGGCCCAAGTCGAAGCCCCCGATCCCCGCGAACAGCGACAGGAACCGCATTCATCCGTCCAGCCGCCGCCGCGTCGCCACCAGCAGCGCCACGCTCGCCACGAGCGCCACCCACCACGTCATGCCAACCGCCCCAGCAGCATCTCGTCGTGACAGATCGGGCACCAGAGCTCGCGCCCCGCATGACTCGCCCGGATGCCGGGCTTCGCGCAGCTCACCGACACACGGAAGTCGCACCCGCCGCAGGCGCCGTGCCAGCTGACCCGCTCGACGGCGGCGCCCAGCGCCTGCAACTCGCGCTGACCCCAACCATTGACGCTGGCGTCAACCAGCACCTCCGCGACGGGGCGGCGCGTGCGCCGCGCGGCATGCACGATCGCGCGGTGGTAGGACCAACTGCGCGTCGCATCCCGCAATCCCGGCTCGATCTCCGCCGCCACCTCCGCCAGCTGCCGACAGCGCGCCGTCGTGCAGCCCGCCGCCGCCGCGAAGGCTCGGAACAGCGTGGGGCGCTTCGCCCGCGCCGCCTCCGCGCTGGGCGCGTTGCGCGCGTTCGTGGCGAGGGCGAGCAGCAGCACGTCCCCCGCCCGCCATGCGCCGTCCCGCTCGGCGTGCATCGCCTCGCAGAACTGACTCGTGAGTTCGTCGAGCGTCACCGTCCCTCCGACGGAACCATGGTTCCGCTGTAGCCCGCCTCGCGCAGCAGCGCGGCGAACGTGTCCAGATCCAGCACCACCAGCGGCGTCGCGCGCTCGCCCTCGTCGAGCACCAGCGCGTGCGCGCCGCCTTGCCCCAGCCAGCGACGCAGCACGGGCCAGCCGTGGTCGCGGTGCTTGGCTTCCAGCACCTGCACGGCGCACACCGGGTCGCGCCGCAGGTCACCCGAAAGGCGACCACCCAGGCTTCCGCTCATCGGCACCCGCCAGTAGCCAAACGCCGCCAGCTTCGCGGCCAGCCTTTTCTCGCAAGCGTAGCCGCGCCGCTTCTGCGCCCGCCCACAGTTCCGCTTCGCCCGCTTCTCCGGCGTCGCCGCCTTCTCCGCCCGGCGTGCGGCGTGCGCGGTGGCTTCGAGCGTGTCGAGGGCGCTCATGCCGCCCGCCCCCGCTTGCGGCTCGCGGCCTCGATCTCCGCGTCCTGCGCCATGCGCTCCCAGGGCACCGACTCCCCGTGCTCGGCAGCGAACGCGCGGTACAGCTGCGCGGCGATCTGCGGCCCACCCGCCATCGCCGCCCGCATCATGCGCGCCACCGCCCGCTGGTACGGCTTGTTCCGCGCCGCCTGCTCCAGCAGCGCCCACGGCTGCGTCGTGTCCCGTGGATTTCCCGCCTCCGCCCGCGCCGCCTTCTCTCGTGCGAAGCCGCGCAACTCCTGCGGGCTCGGGAGGGTGGAACTGGGCGAGTGCGAGCGCATCCAGTTCGCCAGCGTGTCGGCCACGCCGCGGTCGTCGATGCCCGCCAGCGCCTGCGCATAGGCAATGCGCGCCTCCGCGCTGATCGGGCGGTTCAGGTACTTGCCCAGCGTGTCGAGCCCGTCGCGCAGCGTGCTCATGCGTGCAGCCTCCGTCCCCCCGCCAACGCCTCGTCGAAGCGCCGCTGCTCGTCGGGCGTCATGCCGCCGACCATCCCGCCGCCCGCGACAATCGCCGGCACGCGGCTCTCAAAGCCTGCCCACGAGTAGCCGTTGCGCTGCACCCACGGGTCGGGGTCAGCCAGATAGGCGTCGATCCAGCCGCACAGCGCCGTGGCATCCCGTGCCTTCGGCTGCCGCTTCACCCAGCGCCCCATGCGCGGGTAGTCGCTGCCGGGGTACGGCTGGCCGGTCTTCGCCTGCCATGCCGTGGTCCAATGCTGCTGAACCACCGCCACCCGCTCGTCGACAGGCGAGCGGGGAATCTGACGGTTCTTTGACGGTTCTTTACGGTTCGGGTGGCCCCCGTTGTCGGGGGCGGGTGGCCCAGAGGCCACCCCCGGGTGGCCCACAGGCCGGGGGTGGCCTACAGGACACCCCTGTACGCTAGGCCACCCCTCCCACGCCTCGATGGTGGTCACCGTGTAACGGTTCGACCGCCCCGCGACCGTCTCCACCGTCACGTAGCCGCGGGCGGTCAGATCACGCAGCAGTCGCTGCACGCGCCGCTCGTTGCACCGCGCCATCACCGCTAAGCGCTTCACGCTCGGCCAGCACGTCCGCGTCACCGGATCGGCGGCGTCGGCCAACGCCAGCATGAGCAGCGTCTCCGTGCCACGCAGCTTCGTCGCGTGCTTCCACACATCCTGCATCACCTCGATCGCCACCGCCCCGCCTCCCCAGCCCGTCCGTCAGGCCGCGCTGGACTGCGCCACCAGCGCCTCGAGGCGCGCGAGGTCCGTCGTCGAGACGCCCCAGCGCCCGCGCCGCCAGTATTCCGCCGCCATCTTGGACTTACCGATGGCCGGGCCGATGCGCCGCAGCGCCCACCCCGCTGCCGACAGCGCATCCACCGCCGCCTGCATGCGGCGCACGGCTTCCACGTCGTGCCGCGGCTCCGGCTCCACCAGCGGCGTGCGCGCCGCCCAGGTGTCGATGCCCCGGCGCAGCCAGTCGGCGTCGAGGTACAGCGCCTCACAGCAGCGCCGATACGCATGCGGCCACGAGTCGTCGTCGCTGGCGATCCAGCGTTCCGCCTCCCGTGCCAGCTTCCGCGCCTGCGGCTCACTCGACGCCCGATACCGACGGAACGTGCCGAACGCCTCATCCAGCACAGCGAGGCACAGCCGCTGTGCCGGCGTCAGCGGACGCCCGTGCCGATCCTTCCACTGGCTCGGCATCTCCGCGTTCCCCGCGAACAGCTGCGCCACGATGCCGAGGTGCAGGTCCGGTCCGCTGCCACTCCGCCGCGCCCGTCCGTCAGGCCGCATGTCAGGCGGCCACCGTGCGCGTCTTGGCAGTCGGCTTGTCGTCCAACCCCACCAACGCCTCCACCGGCACGGGCCGCTTGCGCTCCTGCGTGGCGCGTGACAGGCGCACCGCCGCGGGCCCGTTGATCAGGTGCCCGCGCTGCAGCGCCACCGTCAGCCCCTCCAGCGTCATGCCGGAAATCGCCACGGCCCACGGTATCCCGCCCACGATGTCCACCGCCGTGGCTAGCGGACTCGGCCCCCACATGCGTTTGCGCGGTCGTCCCATGCCGCGTGCTCTACCAGCCATCCCGCGTGCTGGTCAAACGTTGACCGGCTAATTTCGCATGCGGCTTGACAACCCAGCCCCGGCGCTATACACCGCGACGTGCTGGCTAGGGAGCCAGCGGAACGGAGGCCCGATGGCACAACAGCAGGACGAACCGATCGGACAGCTCGCGACGCGCATTCCCACGGCGCTGCACCGCAAGCTGCGCGTGCATTGCGTCGTGCGCGGGATCACGCTGCAGGCGTTCGTGACGGCGGCGCTGGAGTCCAAGTTGCGGAAGGATGCGGCCCGTGCGTGAGCCCTGCCCCTGCGGCGCCGAGGACTGCCCCGCATGCGGGCGGCTCCTAGGGACGTGGACGCCGCGTCCGCGGGCGGAGCCGGAGCCGCAGGAGCTGACGCCGCGGCAGCTGGACGCGCTGGGGACGGGCTACGCGATGGACCGGCTCCTGCGCGAGCCGAGGGGGATGTGAGCATGATCGAGGTACGCACACAGAAGCAGCTCGACGCGGCGCTGGCGAAGACGAACAACGGGCGCGACGAGGAAGTCTGGCTGCGCGGAGATGGCGAGTTCGAGGTCTCGGGCTCGGCCACGGTGCACGCGTGGGGCGCGGCCACGGTGCACGCGGGGGGCGCGGCCACGGTGCACGCGTGGGGCGCGGCCACGGTGCGCGCGTGGGACTCGGCCACGGTGCACGCGGGGGACTCGGCCACGGTGCACGCGGGGGACTCGGCCACGGTGCACGCGGGGGACTCGGCCACGGTGCACGCGTGGGGCGCGGCCACGGTGCACGCGTGGGACTCGGCCACGGTGCACGCGTGGGGCGCGGCCACGGTGCACGCGTGGGGCTCGGCCACGGTGCGCGCGTGGGACTCGGCCACGGTGCACGCGGGGGACTCGGCCACGGTGCACGCGGGGGGCGGTGCCGTCGTGCGTCCGCAGCCCGGACATGGCGGCACGATCCAGGGCGGCGTGGTGGTGCCGATCGTCGGTCCGACCACCGCTGCGGAGTGGTGCGAGCACTATCTGGTAGACGTCACCGACGGCGTCGCGACGCTCTACAAGGCCGTGCGCGACGACTACCGCTCCGGTCGCGGGTTCCTCTACGCCGTCGGATCCACGCCGGAGGCGCCGGACTGGGACGGCGGGACCGCGGAGTGCGGCGGCGGGCTGCACTTCTCGCCGTGGCCCGCGATGGCGCTGGAGTTCGACCGCGCTGCGACGCGGTTCCTCGCGTGCCCGGTCGCGCTGGTGGACATGCGCGCGCCGACGGCGGACGACTCCTACCCCAACAAGGCGAAGGCGCAGCGCGTATGCGGTCCCATCGTCGAGGTGGACCTCAACGGCAAGCCGGTGGCGCGATGACGCGGGATCGGTCGGCGGCGGCGGTGGCGCGGGCGTGGTGCGCGCGGAACAGCCGCGCCGTGGACGCGCTCGACGCTGAGGGCCCCATCGCCGCCCTCGTGCGGGCGGTGCGGCGGGAGTGCGCGGGGGTCGTCTCGCGCAGCAAGGGGATCGACGACGCGCTCGACAACCTGCGGGCGCTGAACCGCGCGCCCCGGAGGGGACGATGAGCACGACCGAGACGACGCCCGAATACCGGCCGTGCGACGAGACTGGAATGTGCCCGGCGCTACACGCGCGCACAGATGATCCCGCGTCAACACGGCGCGGGTTCCGCGCAATCCACACGGTCGATCCGACCGCGCTGGTCGGCAACGTGACGACGCGCTTCCTGGGCGTGGCGTACCACTACGAAGCGCGGGATCGCGGGCTGCTCATCAATCGCTGCCCGTGGTGCGGTGGGCATCCGGGCTACTGGCGCCCACGGGAGGAGGCATGAGCACGACCACGACGAACACCACGACGTCGGGACAGCCGACGGTGCAGGACGACGCGGGAGTGCCGCACATACGCTGCGCGTTCATCGCGTCCGACGGCCACATGGCAGCGTTCTGCTTCGCCTGCGAGGCGCCATGGCCGTGTCCGACGGCGCGGCGGGCTCAGGAGAACTGCGATGGCATCTGAGACGGTGCAGGAGCGCGTGCGGTCGGTGGTCGAGCAGGCTCTATCGGCGTGGCACCGCACCAGCCCGATCCTCGACGGCGCCGCTCGTGAGGTCACGACCTGCCTCGCCGCCGCCGGGCTCCTGGTGGGGGACGGGGAGGCGGCGCTGCGGGAGCGAATCGAGCACGTGCTGACGTGGGCGCGGGTGCAGTCCGCCGTGATGGGGGCACAGATGGTCACGGAGGAGATCGACGCCCTCCTCCGCGAGCTGGCGGGGGACGGGGGTGCGCCCGCGTCGGAGCCTCCTCCCGCGCCCCGGCGGATGGCGGCGAATCCTGCCTTCGCACAGATAAGCGGCGGGATGAGCCACCATGCCACGGAGCACGACGAGACGCTGCTGTGCGCGGTGAACCCGCCCTGCCAGCCAGTCGCGGCGGCGCACGACCCGCGCGACTTCGACCCCGGCGCGGGCGCTCCGATAGGCGTGCTCCCCGCTGACGTCGTGGCGGCTCGCAAGCACATGGAGCGCACGCGGCACGTGAGCGTCGGGGAGTACGCCGCGCCCTCGCATATCTGCGCGCTCGGCATCGAGCGGGCGTGGTCCGTGGAGGAGTGCACGTCCTGTCGCGGGCGGGAGCACTCGCCGGAAGCGATAGCGGCGAAGGCGGCCCACGAGCACCGCTGGGCGGCGGTCGCGTGGGAGACGACGCAGGGCGCGCGGCGTGCCATCCGGCGCGTCACCCGCGAGCATTGCGTCGTCGGGGACTGCCCCGCGACGCGGGAGGTGGGGCATGATGCCTGAGACGACATGGCGCACCGACCTGATGGTTTCGGTGGGCTGCGCGCTCGCCGCGTACATGGTGCTCGGGCGCACGGCCTACTTCGTCGCGGTCGGCGCGTGGTGCAGCGGTGCGTGCTTTGTGCTCGCGCTGACGAAGTGGATGGAGGGCCGACGCCATGCCGACTGACCCGACGGCGCGGGACGTGGAGACGGCGCGGGACATCGCGGGGCAGTGCTGGTACGCCAACAGCGACGACCCTCACGCGACGTGCGCCTCGGTGGGGGCGCCCGACCGCTGCGTGCAGTGCGCGGAGGCCGACGCCATCGCCCGCGCCCTCGCGACCGCCCGTGCGGAGGAGCGGGAGCGGGCCATCGCCATTGCCGAGCGCATGGCGCTGGAGGACGGCGGTACGACGAGCACCGCCGCGCATGTCGCCGCCGCCATCCGGGCGCGGGAGGGGGCATGACGCTCACCGTGCGACAGCTACCGTCAGGCTACTGGCACATTCGGGGCACGGGGCCGTGCAACTGGGCACAGCCGCCAATGTGGCCGTGCGACGGCGCCACGCTGCGCGCGCACGCGCATCCCGAGGCGGGCGAGACGTTTCTGCGGGCGGCGGAAGACCGCGCCGCCCAGGGAGGGACCGACCGTGGCTGAGATCGACGAGACGTTGCGACGGCAGATCGTGCGGTTCGCCATCGAGGCGGGGCATAGCGGCGCTTGCATCGCGTCGCGGCGCAACGAGCGACTTCATGAGTCGCGGTGCATCTGTGGTCGAGACGCGATCCTGCGGGCGCTCAAGCGCCCGGAGGATCGCCGTGGCTGACCCGACGACCCACTGGGAGGGCTGCGAGCGCACGCACCACGCCTGCGCGCTGGCGATGCTCAATGCGCTGCGCGGGGCGACGGCGAGCACCCCGACGTCCGACCTCGACGCGCTCGTGGCGCAGTACGGTCCACTGACGGAGCAACCCGTGCTCGACGCCCTCCGCACGCGGCTGGCGCAGATGGAGACGGACATTCGCGACGCGGCTGGCGAACTGCGCGTGGAGATGCCGGAGCCCGGCACGCCGATGGCGAAGCTGCTGTCCGCGAACGTGCTCATGCGACGGGAGCGCGACGGCCTCCGGGCCGCCCTGAGCGCCGAGCAGGACGCGCATGATGCGACGCAGGCCAAGGTGCGGTCGCTCGTGGTGGCGGTGCAGACCGCCCTCGCCACGTGGGTCGGTAGCAGTCGCGGGGATGCGGCAGAGCGGCTCGCGGACGACCTCCGCGCCGCCCTCGCCACGCGGACCGGCGTGGGCACGGAGGATCGGGGCGATGGCTGACCTGACGCGCGCGGCCGTCCTCGCGCTGCCGGCGGGGCCGGCGCTCGACGCGCTCGTGGCGGAGCGGGTGCTGGGGTGGACGCGGAGCACCGACCCGCGCTGCCTCGGATGGTGGAACGACCCGACCGACCTGGGACGCCCGGTGTCGCCAAACTGGCTCCCCGCCTACTCCACCGACATCGCGGCGGCGTGGGCGGTCGTGGAGCACATGCGCGCCCGCGGCTTCCACCCGCTCATCGGCTACTGCGAGCAGGTACACGACACCCCGATGCCCGAGGTGCAGTTTGTCCACGACAGCGGCAGTCCTGACGGCTACGTCAACTGCGACTGCAACCCCTGCGCCTCGATGCCGCACGCCATCGTGGTCGCCGCCCTGCTCGCGACGCGGGAGGAGGACCGCACCGATGGCTGACCTGCTGACCGAGGCCGACCTGGGCGCGCTGGAGGCGCTGCTCGGGCAGGCCACGCCGGGACCGTGGGCCGTTGAGTGCGTCGAGCGCCCCACGGGGGCGCCTCGACCCACGACCGAGCGCGTCGTGGTGCTCGGGGATACCGATGTCGACTTCCTCGCGCACGTATTTGCGAGCGACGACGACGAGCTGCCGCGCGCCGAAGCCGACGCCGCCCTCATCGTCGCCGCCATCAACGCCCTGCCCGCGCTGCTCGCCACGATCCGCGCGCTGCGGGCGGAGTCGGAGGCGGTGGAGGCCCGCCTCGCCAGCCGTGAGGCGCTACTGCGAGAGCTGTGGCTTCCCGCTGCGGCAGAGGCTCGCGACGCCCTGACGGCGGCCACCATCGCTGCCGAGCCCGATGCCGACGTGCGCGTCGCGGCGATGCAACGGGCGCTGGCCTACGCACGCACCGAGGAACGGGTGGTGGCGCGTGCCGCGTCTGACGCCACCGAGGTCGCCCGTGCCTGACCGCGCCCACACCGGGGCCGACCCGGGGCGGCACCTGTCCTGCGCGGTGTGCGGGGCCCGCGAGGAGTTCCGCGGCGGCACGTCCGTGCGCCGGCTCATCGCGCGGCTGGTCGCGTTCGAGGCCGCACACGCCGCGTGCGGACCGCGCGAGCGGGACTCAGCGGCGGCGCTTCGGGGCCGGGGCGGTGATACCCGCCAGCTCGGCGGCGAGGTCCCAGCGGTCGCGCCCGAGCTTCGGGGCGGCGGCGTCGGCGAGCAGCAGGCACGCGGTCGCGAGGCGCACCGTCCCGGCACGCTCCCACGTGTAGATGGTCTGGGGCGTGGTCTGCCCGGCTGCCGCCGCGGGGACGACCCCGCCCAGCGCGTCGATGACCCGCGTCACCACCGTCGTCCCCGCCGTCGCCCGGCCGCTCCGTGTCGCCACGCCGAGGCATGTACCAACATCGCGACGCGGGGGCAATCCCAACCGTTGTCTATCCTCGCGTCAAGGCGCTTGACAATCTCTGCGACGCGCGGCTAGAACCTATACCCATGACGACGCACGAGCACCTCTGCCCCGCCTGCCACCGGACCTTCCGGTGCGAGGGCGTCGACTGCCTCACCGCCGCGACGTGGCCCTGCTCCGAGGACGGGGCGCGCACGGTCGCGTGGGGCGGCACGCAGGGCCCCGACTGGGGCAACGCCACGCCGACGCAGGTCGGCTGGTGCGACGCGGATCTGCGGGCCCCGCGGAACGCCGTGCGGCGCCTCGCGCGGCAGCACCCCGTGTTGCGCGACCTCCTGCCGGCGACGCTGCGCCTCGTGGCGGACACGGCGGCGATGGCGATGGCGGCGCGGCTGCTGGGCGACGAGGCGGTGCCGCTCGCGGACCTCGCCGACCGCGCCGACGCGCGAGCGCTGGTCGCCACCGCGGAGGACGCGGAGGACGACGGCGACGCGCTGCCCCACGCACGCGAGCACATGCCGGTGGGGATCGGGTGATGGCGGCCGTGACCACGCCTGCCGGCATCACCCCGCGCGAGGGTACGCTCCGCGCCGTGCGGACGCTCATGGCGGACATCGACCGGCGCCTCAGCACGGGTGTCACCGGACGGACCGCAACTGCGTTGCGCGCGACGTACGGCGACCTGCAGCGCCAGGAGCGGTCGCTCGTGGCGCAGATCCGGCGGTGGGCGTGATGGCGCGTCGTCGCCGCGCGCCGCGCCTCGTGCCGTCGCTGTGGGCGGCGGAGTCGGACCGCGACTGGGCGCTCGCCATGGGGAACGACCCTGACGAGGGCTACCCGCCGCGTCCCCGCCCGCGCTGCCGCTTCTGCAAGCGCATCGTAGCGCGCCCGGAGACGGAGGCAGCGATGGCCTGCATCCCGCCCTGCCCGCCGCAGATCGCGGCGCAGCCCGCCCGGAGGATCGCATGAGCACGCCGACCATCACGAACAGCCAGATGCGCTGCTTCCGCCGCTGTCCGCGCGAGCACTACTACACCTACACGCTGGGCTATCGCGGGCTCCGCGAAGCGGCGGCGCTGCGCTTCGGCTCGCTCGTCCACCTCGGACTGGAAGCGTACTTCCGCGCCCTCAAGACCGGCATGGCGCCCGACGACGCGCTGGCAGCGGCGCTCGCGGCCCTCGACGCCTCGCCCGACGCGGACGCCTACGAGCGCGCCCGCGCGGTGGTCGCGCTCCAGGGCTACCACGCCATGTGGGCGGGCGAGCCGCTGGAGGTCATCGACGTCGAGGCCGAGTTCCGCGCCGCGCTGGTGAACCCCGAGACGGGCGCCGCCTCGCGGACGTTCCAGCTCGGCGGGAAGCTCGACGTGCTCGTGCGCGACCGGCGCGACGACCGCGTGAAGCTCATGGAGCACAAGACGACCTCCGAGGAGATCGGCGCGGGCTCCGACTACTGGAAGCGCCTCAAGATCGACCCGCAGGTCAGCACCTACTTCGCGGGCGGTGCGGCGCTGGGGCACACCATTACGGAGTGCATCTACGACGTGCTCGGGAAGCCCGCGCTGCGCCCCGGCACGGTGCCGCTGCTCGACGACGCGGGCCTGCGGATCGTGCTCAACGCCGACGGCGTGCGCGTCCGCACACAGAAGGGCGCGTGGCGCCAGACCGGGAGCACCGAGGACGGGTACGTCGTGCAGACGCGCGCCGAGACCGCGGAGGAGTTCCGCGACCGCCTCGTGGCGCACGTCGCCGAGAACCCCCAGCGGTACTACCAGCGCGGCACGGTCGTGCGGTTGGAGCAGGAGATGCTCGACGCCGCGCACGATGCGTGGGCCATCGCACGGCAGATCCGCGAGGCCGAGCTGGCGTCGCGCTGGCCGCGCAACCCGGACGCCTGCGTCCGCTGGGGACGCACGTGTGGGTTCTTCGATGTCTGCACGGGCGCCGCATCGCTCGACGACCCGCTCCAGTTCCGGCGGGTCGAGCACGTCCACCAGGAACTCACCCCCGACGCCGCGTAGGGCGGCGTCACTATCGAGAGAGGAGATAGTCATGGCCACGTCCACCGCCGCGAAGGCGGCACCCCCGAGCGGCCCGCCGCGCATGACGCTCGCCAGCGTCCAGCGCGGGCGCGCCGAGCGCCCCCAGCGCATCCTGCTCTACGGCGTCGAGGGCGTCGGCAAGTCGTCGTTCGCTGCCGCGGCGCCGGACCCCATCTTCCTGTGCCCCGAGGACGGCCTGTCGCACCTCGACGTCGCCCGCTTCCCCGAGCCGCAGTCGTGGGAGGACGCGCTCGCCGCGGTGGACGTGCTCACCCGCGACACCCACGAGTTCCGCACGCTGGTCGTGGACACGCTCGACTGGCTGGAGCCGATGCTGTGGCGCTTCATCTGCACCCGCGACGGACAAAGCAATGTCGAAAGCTACGGCTACGGCCGCGGCTACGTCGCGGCGCTCGACGAGTGGCGCGTGTTCGTGGGCGCGCTGGAGCGCCTGCGCGCCCAGCGCAGCATGGGTGTCGTGCTCCTCGCGCACTCGTGGATCAAGACCTTCAAGAACCCTGAGGCCGAGGACTTCGACCGCTACGAGATGAAGCTCCACGCGAAGGCCGCGGGCTTCCTCCGCGAGTGGGTCGATGCGTGCCTGTTCGCCAACTACGAGACGTTCGCGCACAAGGACGCGAGCAAGCGCGTGCGCGGCGTCTCCACCGGGGCGCGCCTCGTCTACACCGAGCGCAGCGCGGCCTACGACGCGAAGAACCGCTTCAACCTACCGCCGCAGCTCCCGCTGGACTGGCACGCCTTCACGGAGGCGGTCGCGGCCAACCGGCCCGCCGATGTCGCCACGATCACGGCGCGCATCACGGAGCTGCTCGCCGATGCCCCCGACGAGCTGCGCGAGAAGGTGCGCGCCGCCGTCGCCAAGGCCCCCACGGACGCTGCCTACCTGGCTCGCGTCCTCAACCGGCTCGCCGCCACGGTGAGCACGCAGGAGATCGCCCGATGAGCACCCTCGTCCCCGGAACCTACAACGCCCGCGGCGTGGACGCGCAGCTCGGCATGGCCAGCACCGGCAGCGAGCAGGTCGCCGTCGAGCTGGAGATCACCGACGAGGGATTCGCCGGCCAGCGCATCACGTGGTTCGGCTACTTCACGGAGCAGACCCAGCAGCGCACGTTCGAGTCGCTGCGCCTGCTCGGCTGGGAGGGAGACGACCTCTCCGATCTGCGCGGCATCGACCGCAACCCGGTTCGCGTCGTGCTGGAGAATGACACCTACGACAACAAGACGCGGCTCAAGGTCCGGTGGATCAACGGCCCCGGCGGCATCGCCCTCAAGACGCCGCTGACGGGCGACCAGGCGCGGGCGTTCGCGGCCCGCATGAAGGGCGCGGCGGTCGCGTCGCGGCTCGGGGGCGGTGGCAGCGGGGGCGGCAACGGCCGCTCCGCCGGCTTCCGCGAGGCGCCGCCGCCCGACGACAGCGACATCCCCTTCTGAGCACGACGACCCCGGCGGGGTGCGGCCCGACGTCGCGCCCCGCCACGACGCGCAACTGAGTTGCGGAGAGGAGGACGGGATGGACTGGATCACGCTATGGGCGTGGTGGCCGATGACCTGCATGGCGCTGGGCGTGCTCGTCGGCTGGGGCGGTGCGGCGTGGTGGTACGGGGCCACGCGGCGCGAGCTCGAGCGGCAGCGGGACTTCTGGCGGATCGAGTACCACCGCGCGATGAAGCCGCGGCGCGAGTCGTGGCGGCCGGTGGCGGCGGCCTAGTACCCAGCCGCTGCCTGGAAGTGCTGGGCGTCCGGGCGCCCCCACTCCCCGCCCCAGACAAAGCCCCGACGGCGAAACACGTCGATCACCGACGGGTGCATCATGCGCTTGCCCCCATCCCACGCCCTCCCCAGCGGGTTGTTGGCGGGGTCGATGTCGATGGCGATCCCCCACGTGTGCGTGGACAGCACTGCGTGCCCGCGCTGCGCCCGCCAGCAGTAGATGCCGCCGTAGGCCAGCCGCTCCGCCGGCACGCCCTTGTCCAGGCACTCCATCAGCGCGTTCGCCATCTCGTCCACGACGAGGTGATGCCCACGGATGCGGTACACGTCGGCAGGCCCGTAGGCGTAGGGCAGGGCGTGCGTCAGCGGGACCGTCTTGAGGATCTGCGCTTCCCACGCCTCCTTCCGGTCCACGTAGTTGTACGGGTTGCCGTAGGTGCGGATGATCTGCGGCAGCCCGTGTGGGATCGGGCTGGGTAGGCTCATGCGCGGAGGTTCCGCGTGCCGCCCACTACGCCGCCTTCAGGAACGTGCGACAGACGGTGTAGATGCCCGTGAGCACCGTCGAGGCGACGACACCCCACGGCTCGGGAATGCTGCCCTGGTACTGTCCGACGAGGCCCACCAGCACACCGAGAATCGTCAAGATCCCCTCGGTGGACTTGATGCCCGGCTTGACGGCCGCACTACTCGGCGGCGAGATCGGATCGGCCATGCTCTGCCTCCAGCGCCCGCAGGCGCGTTGCGTGGTCGTTGACGGCGGCGGTGATCTGCTGCTCCCACCGCACCCGGTCGGCACTGGGCGCCATCTCGATGCGCAGCGGGCCGCTCGCACACCCCGCCAGCAGGAGCAGCCACAGCGCCCTAGTCACGCGGCCGGTCCTCGAGGATGGCCTCGAGCTTCGTCACCACACGGGTCAGCTCCCGTAGCGCCGGCTCCATGCGGACCAGCACGAACGCCGCGACGGCAATCGGGAATCCCACGTCCCGGATGAAGCCGTAGAGCTCCACGGGCGTCGTCGGTGGGTCGTTGGCGGCCAGCGACATGCCAACCAGCCCCATGATCCACAGGGCGGCGATGGACGGGATGGATGGGGGCGGGAAGTGGAACGGCGGTTCCGTCCGCTGCACCAACCGCAGACGCCGCGCCTCCGCGGTCGGCATGGTCAGGCCCGGAAGCCCTTACGCCACTGCACCGTGTGCGTGCCGGCGTTGTGCGCGGAACAGACCGCCCGGTAGAGGCCGCTTGGGTAGAGGATACCAAACTCCACCGGGGACCCCGTAGCGACGTTCTGCGACGAGTCGGTCTTCGTGCCGAGGAACGTGTGCGTGGTCGCGGCGACCTGCACCCAGGTGGTGCCGTTATCGAGCGAGCGTTCCAGCCGCACCGTGTTCGTGGCGGCGCCGGTGGACGTGTAGAGGATGTTGAGGAACTCGCAGCCGTCCCCCATCAGGGTGTCGGTCCCCGTGGCCGTCCCTGTGAACGTCGCCAGCGTCCCGATCTGCGTCGCCAACACCGCCATCCCCGCTCCCCCTCCGTGACGCGCCGCGTCAGCGTATCCCTACCAGAATCGTGAAGGGCAGGCGAGACGCGGGGTTGCGTGGGTCAAGCCCCTACGGGGCGGCGGGCGGATTGGGCTGGGCGCCCGCCGCGAGGTTCTGCAGGAACACCCGCAAGGTCGCCGGGTCAGCCAGCGCCTTCAGCGGGTCGGCCGGGGTGGCATTGAGGAACCACTGCGGCTTCCGGGTCAGGGCGTAGCTGGTGGCCGCCGGCATAGCGCCCTGCGTTAAGCCGATGCCCGCCGCCATGCCGGGGTTCCCGGTCGCCAGCGCCGTCCCCATGCCAGTGATCGCCCCCACGTCGCCCAGCGTGCCCGCCGTGCGGGACGTATTGGCGACCCCCCGCTCCGCCCGCCCGAGGTCGCGGAACATGGTGGCGATCTCGCGGAAGCGATCCGCCTCCTGCGGCGGCAGGATCTCGTCCAGCACGCCCTTGTAGCGGTGGATCTCGTAGGCGAGCTTGGTCGGCACGACCATACCGTCGCGGTTGGTCGCCTTCGCCACCAGCTGGTTCCGCCACTCGTCGGTGAGCGCCTTCCAAGTGGCGTTGTCGGTGGCCCAGCGCAGCGCCGCGATGTCCTCGCCACGCTTTGGCGTGAAGACGGACGCGACGATCTCCGACGGGTTCTGCGCGTCCTTGATGCGCCCGAGGACCCCGTTGAAGTTGGTCTTGCCCGTGGCCCACGCCTGCTTCGCCTCGGCCATCTTCGGCCCCAGCTCGTCGCTGCTGGACAGGAACTGGTCGATGGCATCCTTCACGCCGCGCCGGATCGCGCCGTACTCGCCCTGCCGCAGCGTGCCGACCGTCTTGCCGGGCGCGCGGCGGGCCGCCTCCCCGAACTGCGCTTCAATCTCCCGAGCGAGGGAGAACGGGATCTGGTCGTCGCGCATGGCGGTGAGCAGCGACGCCATGGCGTCGTCGCCCAGCCCCTCATCCATGAACGTCTTGAACACGTCGCGCGCCGGCTGCCCGTACTGCTGTTCGATGGTGCCCAGCACCTCGTCAGGACGGAACAGGTAGGCGTTGCGCAGCTCGCTGCCCGCCTCTCCGACGGCCTGCTTGCTCGCCTTGAGCCCGGAGCGCAGCGCGGAGGTCATGCCGCCGACCTGCTGCGCCGTGTTCTGCTTCCGCGCTACGACGCGCTGGATGGCGTCACGGATCGGCGCCGTCGGCACCACCCGTTGGTCGCCTGCCTCCGCCTCGATGGCATCGAACAGGGCACCGGATTCGCGCTTCCACTTCGCCGCCGCCGCCGACACCGAGCCGACTGCCCGCTGTCCCGCCGCCGCCGGGTTGCTGTCTGCCGCGTCCCCGATGAACTGCTTGGTGATCTCCCCCGCACGGCTCATCTGCGTGTCGCGGAAGTTGCGCTGGATGGCATTGCCCGTGAACGGCGTCCCCGCCGCGCGCTCTGTCAGCGCCAGGGCGTTGCTCTCCGGCGCCACGTCGGACGGCATGTAGGGCATCTTGTAGTCGGCAAAGCGCCGCTGCCGCACCGCCCGCTGCGCGGCCTTCGCCACGCGCGACTGCACCACCTTGTCCACCACGGGGTCCAGCAGGCGCGTCATCACCTGCCCGCCCGCCTCAGCGCCCGCGCCCAGCGCAAAGTCGGACACGCCCTGCGTGAGCGTCTGCACGGGCTGGTTCCCCACCGTGATCTGTCCCGCGTCGTTACGCCGCACGGGCGGGTTCACGAGATCGTAGGCGCTGCCCGCGATGGTCTGTCCCAGCCCCGCACCCGTCACCATCGCCGCGGGGTTGCCGCCCGACACGAGCCCGGCGCCTGCACCGCCCACCATGCCACCGAACGCGGTGAAGGGATCGCGGGACTGGAGGAACTCTCCGACCGTCTGCGGCGTGCTGGTGCGCGTCGTCGTGGTGGACGTGTCGCGACCGGCATCCGTCGCCGCCCGCGTCTGCTTGAACGCGGCGACCGCCTGCCGCTTGGCGGCATCAGGCACGCGGGCGTCCGCGAGGAAGCCCCGCAGCCGATCCTCGTCGGGCGTCAGCTCAGTAGCCATACTGCTGCAGGAGGCTGTCGAACTGCGCCTTGGGGTTGCTGTCCGACTGCATCTGATCCACCCGCTCCTGCACCGCGCTGATCGGCCCGGCGGTCGTCAGCTTGGCCTGGATGGCGACGGGGATCTGCTCGAGATAGCGCCCGACCTTCTTGTCAAACTCGCCCTGTCCACCGTACTCGCTGCCCGTCGGGATGAACGAGTTGATGATGTCGTTCTCCGTCTTGGTCAGGTTCTTGCCGGCGAAGTCGAACTTGGCCGCCTGGATCTGACCGAGCAGGGCGCCCCACTCCGCGAAGCGGGGATCGTTCCGCATCAGCTGCTTCACCTGCGCCAGCGGCTGGTTGAGGAGGCCCACGTAGCGGGTGCGCTCCTCCGGTGTGAAATCCGTTTGCGTCTTCCGCAGCAGGTCGTGGACGACGAACATGCCCGCGACGACCTGCCGGTCGTTGTCGTTGAGCGTCGCGTTCTGCCGCTTGACTTCTTCCTCGCGCTGCCGGCGGTTCGCGTCGAGGTCGCGCTGCTTGGTCAGGAGCAGCTGCGCGTCCTGCTGTGAAAGGTTGCGGAGGTCGAGCCCCAGCGAGCGGGCCAGGATCTCCGTGTCGGCCGTCACCTTCTCCGGCAGGCCGAAGCTGACCGTACCCGTGCCTGACGAGTACGACCCGCTCGTCGGCACCAGCCCGCTCGGTGCAGGGCGCTCGTCCGCGACGGGCTCAAAGCCCGCCGGCCGCAGCTGCCCCGGCGTGCCGTCCAGCAGCGTCGGACGCCCGCCCTGCCGCTCAAAGCGCCCTACGCTGCCGTCGAGGTACGGGGCGATGAAGTCCCGGCCCTGCTGCTCCCGCGTGCCGCGTTCCCGCTCGCGCGTCGCCGCGTCCCGTGCGTCGTTCGCCGCCCCCGCCGACAGCTGCGCCGGCAGGGTTGCATAGGCACGCCCCCCCGCCGCCCGCGCCTGCGTGCTGGCCCACGTGTCCAGATTGCGCTGTGCGACCGTACGCACACTCTCCGGAGTGTCGGGGTTGTTCACCAACTCGATCCAGCGGTTGACGCTGGGACTGCCGTCTCCCATTCCAAACTTCTTCTTGAGCGCCGCCTTGGGGTCGATGGTCGCGTACGCGCGCCCCTCGGTGTCTCCCTTGAACAGCTCGTCAAGGGTGCTGGTGGTAGCCGCGTTCTCCTTGGCCTTCTGCCCCAGCTGCAACGCTGCGACCTGCTCCCCGAGGTCTGGACGCGGGGCGCGAATCGGCATGCCGCCGAGCGTCGCCATCAGCTGTCCCAGCCCACCGACGCCGCTCAGGATGCCGCCCGTGATGCCGCCCTGGTTGGGCGAGTACCACGCCGGGCTCACGTCGGGCACGTCCACCGGGTCCTTGCCCTGCGCGATCGCCAGCAGCTTGTTCTGTTCCGACTGCTGGTTCTCCGCCGTCGCCTGTAGGGACGGCTGCGCCAGCAGCCCCCCCAGCACGCGCAGCCCGAGCAGCGCATCCCCGACATACGACCCGCGCGGCATCGCTTACTTCCCGTGCCCCGCCATGGCGACCTGCCCGAAGGTGTTGGTGTTCGCCATGTTCGTGATGTAGCTGAGCAGGCTGTCGAGGTTGGGGATCGACTGCTCGCCCTGTCCGATGCCGGTCAGCGCCGTGCCGGCATTCATCAGCTGCTGGTTGGCCTGTAGGCCCAGCTGCCGCGACGCCAGATCCTGCTGCCCGGCGCCCATCAGCGCCTCCAGCCCCCGCGACGCATCGCTCGCGTACGCCTGCTGCCCCCGCTGGGCGAGCACGTCCCCGAGTCCCGTCATGGTGTCCCCGATGGCCTGCCCCTCGGCCAGCCCGAGGCGGG